GCAGGCTGGGACGCAGCACCCCTCGTCGCATGGCGTCACGAGTCCATTTTGGCGGTTAATATATCCACAAATCTCAGACCCAGGAGCGATTGGATTCGAGAGGCACATACACCCCTTGGCGATCAGGTCTGAACTGCACGTCGTCATCTAGTGTTAAAGAAGAAATTAGTTCTTAGTATAAAATGGAGTACGCGACACCCCAGAAGCTCCCAGACGGCCGGTACTTTCTGAAGATTTCGGGCGCTCGCCATCAGGTGAACGGTCTTATCCTCCAGGACTCCCTTGCTTCCAAGTCTGTGAATTTCAAGACGGATTCCAAAATTTTCGCAGAGATTGATGAACAGATTCTTGCTCAGGCCAAGCAGTCCAAGCAGGAGTGGTTCGGCAAGGAGCTGAGTGACGAGACCATCCAGAACGCGTGGCAGGAGAGCGTGACGGATGATGTGCTTGGTGCATCTCTCGTCACTGTCAAGGGCCAAGTGGCCACCCTGGCCTTCGACACCCGCAAGAACCCAGTGGAACTCGCCGACATCCAGCCCGAGACCTCATGTGATGTGATGCTCGAGCTGTCAGGCCTCTGGTTTCTGAAAAAGTCATTTGGTCCCATCTGGCGGATTCTCCAGGTGCGCGTCCGTGCGCCTCCCAAGACGCCCGAACTCCCCAAGGAATATCTCTTCTCGGACGATCCGGTCGAGCCTGAGGACGAGGACCCGGCCGATTATCTGGACTGAAGTCCGACTCCAGCCCAAAAAAATTATCGGTAACTATTAATAATATGGATCGCAAGGGACTCGCCATTCTGGTTCTGGCCGTAGTCATTCTCATGCTGCTGTTCGCCCCCAAGTCTAGCGGCTTTGGCGCCCCCGCTCCAGTTGGCGGCTTTAACATGGGCATGCCACTGTCCAGCACCGGCTCCGCCGTGCAGAAGACCAGTGGCGGTGCCCCATACGAGGGCAACGGCCCCAGCGGTGACGACGTGTCTTCAGCGAGCCTGATTCCCCGTGAGGTTGTTCAGACCGAGGACTTTGGCCAGTTCAGCCCAGACAAGATTCTGTCGGGCCAGAACTACCTGGATCCCCGCAGCCAGATTGGTTACCCCGAGACCGTTGGCGGTGTGCTGCGTAATGCCAACCAGCAGTTCCGCTCCGAGCCCCTGAACCCCCGCACCCCAGTGAGCATCTTTAACCTCAGCACGATCCCCCCTGACACCATGAGACCCAAGTTTGAGATAAGCCCGGAATATCAATAAGTGGTCCCAGTTCTATGGGAACTGCGCCCGCGTCAAGCGTGACGCACTATTTTATATTAAAATAACAGAAATGGATTTTAAAGCAGCAATGACCGAGTGGGTCGGCCTCAAGGCCCAGTTGGCCGCAGCTCGCAAAGATCTCGGCGTTCTAAACAAACGCGAGAAGGATCTTCGCAAGGTGATTGAAGTAAAAATGAAGTCAGAAGACATTGACGTCGTCAAAGTTCATGACAAGGTAAAGGTTAGTCTCAGAACAAAAAAGACGAAGGGTTCAATCACAAAAGATGTCATTCTTTCAGGACTTCGTAAATTTTTTAATGGAGATGAGGCCCAGGTGGAAGGCGCATGGAATTCTATTCAGGATTCTGCTCCCGTCAAAGAAGTTTCATCTGTATCAGTTTCTGGTCTAAAGGAACTGTTGTGATACTTCCATATGAATCCACCGGACGTTTTAGTTTTGCCGTTACAACATCTACATATAGCGGTACTAGTAATGCCTATTGAACTTGCTGCATCTTTTAAACTTGGAAAAGTTTTTATATAAGAATTCCCTAATGAAAACATCGATACGGACCTTGAATTCTGTAACGCTACTTTTTCTACAATATCTCTAGGTCTTTTTTGTCTTAACAAAGGGTGAATATATGGTTTAATTTCCAGATTTTTCACATCACCGGTGTGAAATTTCCATATATATTTATAAGCGCTATTTACTTTGTTATTACAGCATTTACTTATACCTGTGTAATCGACGTTCATGCTTTTTGCGGCGTCTTTCATTCCATGGAAAGTCTCTATAAACTTTCCATCTAGTGAAAATTTATCTACTTTGAGTTTATTGGATTCGGCCATTTTTTGGATACTTTCAATTGATAGTTTTCGTCCTTTCAGAGATTTGGATATAGCGTCTTTGTGACTTTGCGTAAGTTTCGAGTCTTTTTTAGTCCGCCTTATTTTCCGTCTTGTTTCTTCAGAAACTATAGTATTTTTCTTACTTTCACTAATTTTTTTTCTAGTTTCAGGATGACACACGTGTATAGTCTGTCCTCCAGTCTGGAGATTGTATCCATTAGGGGCAATGGTGTTTCGTTGTTTTATTTCTAAAATTTCAATATCATTGAGTTTTTCATTTGGTATATCTTTGTGTAAAACCTCGAACGAGAAATTTTCTATACCATGCTTTTTAAATGCTGGTTTTAAAAGTCCATGAGGGTTATTCTTTTCGGCACTCCATCTTTTCTCAACTCTTTTATATATAGTCTGTCCAATATAGCACTTATTGTTATTGTTATTTTTTATGATGTAGATCCATCCCATACTTTTTCATGTCCTGAGAAAAAAAACTAGGCTTAGAGCCTAGAGCCTTTTGTAAAATAAGTAGAAAACATGGGTATCAACGACGAGTACTCTCGTGATGCCTACAACTATGATCTCGCATACGATTCGGAAGATTCGGATGACATTGATCACGACCTCCATCCCGAAGACTGGCAGGACATGTACTCCCAGGAGCTTCTAGATGGTTGGATGAAGATTCGCGAATATGCGGATTGCAATTACATGAACCTCAAGGCGACTTTCCCAGACTTTGTGGATCTTGTCCTCGAGTCCAGCCGGTGGCACCAGGCGAGCGAGACCACCATTGATCACCGGATCCTGTGGAACCTCGTGCGGGACATGCCCGTGATTTCTGACCGCGTCCAGGCTGAAAATTTCTTCGGGTGGGCAGAAAATTATATTGGATATTTGTAAAGATGTTCGACGTTACTGGCCCCAAGGTTCTGATCCCAGCCGTCCTGTTCGCCGTGCTGAGCCCAGGTATGCTGCTGGCCCTGCCCCCAGGCGCCGGTCTGCTGATCCAGGCTGCTTTCCACGGTCTGGTCCTGTCCCTGGTTTACTGGGCGATTGCCAAGTTTGTGCTGAAGATCAGCCTGACCACGGCCGACCTGTTCGTCCCAGCTGTTCTGTTCGTTCTGCTGACCCCAGGTCTGCTGCTGACGATCCCACCCAAGAACGGCGCTCTGCTCATGTCAGGCCAGACCTCGGCGATGGCTGTTGGCGCGCACACCCTGGTGTTCGCCCTGGCCTTTGCTTTCCTGCGCGGCCAGTACCCCCAGTATTATTAGACTAAAATTATAGAATGGTCCGGTGCCTTGCCATCGGTCCAGGAGCCATGGGCTTCTTCCTTTATTTAGGAGCTATTTCAAAACTAAAACATGAAGGCCGACTCGATAACCTTGAGGAAATCTCAGGGGCGTCGGCCGGAGGCCTATTAGGCTTCCTGTTTCTCGCGACGAAAGGGGACCTTGCAAAGGTTCTTGATTACGCACTCGACGTACCCGTGAAACAGATTATGAAACCAAATTTGAAAAATTTTATGAAAAATTATGGTCTCGTGACCCCTGCGAAGATCAGGAAGGTTCTGTCCGAAGCCTGTACTAAATTCATAGGCCAACCTGATATCACATTCGAGGAATTGTACGCGTGGCACCCCGTCAAGTTTCACGTGTCCGCCTACTGCGTGGACTTGATGAAGACCGACTATTTTTCTGTAAATTCCACTCCAAAATTGAGTGTCCTAGACGCCGTCAGCGCGACCATCGCAATTCCTTTTCTTTTTTCAACTGTGAAAATTGGAGAATGGACCTACATAGATGGCGGGGCGGCTGAGACGACCCCTTCAGGTCCATTTTTGGCCAAAAAGGAAGTCCTGGCCATGAAACTGGGATGGTCCAGACCCGCCCCAGTGACCGATCTCAAGTCCTATGCCATGGGTATCGTCTATTCTACAATGAAATTAAGAGCCGAGTACGAGGTCCCAACACTGGACCTTGACGTTTCGGGTCAGGATGTGTTTGATTTTGGTGCGTCAAATGATGGGAAACTCAAGATGTTCATGAAGGGCCACGCTACCAATTTTTCTTGACGCATAGTAAATGAAGTCCCATCTGCGTTCTAGCCACGTCCGCCACAATACGCGTCGCGTTATCCGTGTGACCCGTAGTGATGGCACCAAGTATTCATACGTCCGCAAGGCGGGCCTGAGCCGCGTGTCCGCCGTGCCCGCCAAGGATGTTGGTGCGGCTGGCAAGAGCACC